CTTCCTGCCATGTTACTTCCCAAAGCCTCTGGCGAACTGTGCGATGGTCATTTTACTACGCTGTGGAGTGAGCACACGTTGCCGATACGGATTCAGCTTGGATGGATTGCGGATCATGTCTTTACGCGTCACCCCTTGCCGACTGTTCAGGATCGTGGCGACCAACATCGCCGTGTGATCCCACATAATGCGTTGCCGGGTCTCCACCATCCGCACCAGCTCCCGCAACGTGTACGGTCCCACGTCAATCCCTAAAATGGCAGCGGCATCGGCGATTACAGTCCATGCTGTTGAATAAGCTTGTCCAGTTCCCGGTCCATCTGCTCCGACTCCAGCAGTGCCGTCGCGTGCTGATTCAGCTTCTCGACGGCTTGTTTCGCTTTGTCCCATGCCGCCTGCATCACCTTCCGTTTTGACGCTTGGCGGCAAATAAAAACCAGCTCACCGATCAATGCTTCGAGTGCATTGTCCAGTGCGTCATTGACCAGTCGGCGGGCAAACCCCCGTTCGTCCAGTTTTCGCAAGCGTATCTGGTCGGTGCAGGCCAGCGACAGCACATCTACCAGCATGGCGTCGTCGCTGATCAATGATGCCATACTGTCCTTGTCCAGTGCCAGCAAATCCACTTTGGTGGCCGAACGAATCTCTCGACACAATGTCGTGTCGAGTGTAATTGCCCACTCTTCGCCAATCGCATCCGTAAACGTATGCATTACTGTCCCTGCTTAAATCGTGGTGCAATACCGACTCGCACGTCAAACACCTGGAACGTACCGTCCTCGTTCTGGACACGCTGCCGACGGTATTCGTAACCGTCCTCACCCACCCACGGTTCGCGTTTCCATGACTGATCGGCTTTCTCTTTCGCAATCAATTCTTTAACGGTCACCGGCGTTTTACTGGTAGTCGGTTGCTTTGTTTCTTCACTCATCGCTGTTCAGTCCTGTTAGACGGAGATAGTCACGAAATCGGCAGCGGTCGTGGCGTTGGCCGCTGGACGAATGGTGATGGAGACGGAATTGCCTTCATGTGCCCCATCGTTGTCCCAGCCCACAATAAACGCTTCAGCCTGAAAGCCCTTTTCGCCTGCCGTGGCCACGGGTCCGGTCATGGCGGCAATGCCAATTCTGGTGTTGTCCTCAAATGCCGCTTTCAATGCGTCATAGTTAGTGTTGCCGTTTTTCTTGGTAATCGTGATTGTGAATTCACGGCTGGTGTGTGTCGGCACAACTCCAATTTCAGGCACGTTGCGTTCCGCAATCTCTGCAACGTTCTTTGTTGCCGATTCCTGCACGTCCTGCACACCGGGAATGAGTACCCACGTCGGCGATGCAATGTCACCGTCGGCGTCGTAGTAAATTTCTTCGATGAAGCCGACTTCACCCGCTCCTGATAATGCCATCTGTTACGCTCCTGTTAGCGAATTGCATCTTTCCACAAACCCGGCATCAGTTCGTCGAGTTGACGGCCAAACGCCGGCGTCATAAACTGTCGGGATTCAACCGCAGTTGACCCATATTCCAGTGCCGGCAACGCTTCACCAGCTTTCTTAAATCCTGTCAGTCGTGCCGGTCCCACCACCACGGACTGTTCAAACTTGTCGTAACTGAAAAACAGAAAGTTCTTGAGCAACCCCGTCACCACCCGTGGCGGCTTACCTGGTTCGCTTGGTCCTTTCTTGCGACGTCGCATCGACCTTTTCGCGTCACGCCGTGTGTAAGCTCCGAACTTACTGAGTACCTGCCGTTCTGCTTTGGATGTCGCGTCTTCCAGTTCCTTGGTATTGAAAAAAATGGCGTTCGGTGGTAGGCGAAATTGCACTCCTGCCATCGCTTACGTCCTCAAAAATCGGTAAGGAATGCGAAACAAACTCAGGAAGTCCCCGCTGTAATAGGTGTGCGTGTCGTCACGACTCACGCTCGCCTGCATCGGGTCCCACATCACGTACTCGTCAACACGCTGCAACGGAATGAACTGCCCCACATTGGCAACCACAAACACCTGCTTCAGATACCGTTGCAAGACGGTGTCGATCAGCAGTTGCAGGTCGTCCATTTCACTGCGAGTCTTGGCGTCCAGTCGCTTGGCAAACCCAAAGTCGATGGAATACGTTTCTTGCGATGAGGTCCGGTCCCGTTGCTCAATCTCGGCAATCGGCCACGGGGCGATTAGGCATTGCAAATCGCTCAACTGTTCTTTGCCGATCCAAAGCGGTTTCCAGACTCGTTCGGCTCGAAAGTACATTGACCAGTTGCGTGCTGTGGCGTTGATGTCCGTCACAATCGCATCACCGAGTTCGACTACTGGTGATGCCATCAGGACACCTCTTCCACAAACACTTTCAATACCTGACTGGTCCCGTCACTGTATTCCCAACACTGCCCTTTGCCGTCCGGCGTGCGGGCTTCAAAACGTCGGGAACCAATCACGAACTCATCAATTGGCAGTGGCGTGGTCACTCCGCTGCCGAAGTTGTAGGTGGACGCAATCACGTGCAACACGGTGACGTTACGAGAGATTAAAACATCCCTGCTGTCTCTCGTACGCACTTCCTGCTGATCCATAATCACCGTCATGGTGACTGTGGCAGAATTCCGACTGGCCACGGCACTCACCGCGAAGTCATTCGTGTTGAAAAACACCGTCGCCAAATCGGATTCCAGCAGTGATTGCAGCGTCATCACACACCATCAGCAGTGTTGTAAATCACTTCAAATTCGCGGATCGTCACCGAGGCCACGCCCGTACCAGATGCCTTCTGCAACTGCACGTATGGCTGCACACCTTGTGCTGCCGTGACGTTGCTCATGTCAAAGGTGGTACTGGATGCAACCCGCTCACCGTCCACGTAAAACTTGACGTCAGACAGTCCAGCTTCGAAGTCGATCACCAGCGTTTTCAGCGTGGCGGCAAGGCTGGTGCCGGTTGCCACGTCGTTATTGTCATTGGTGCCGTCGTCCGTCTCGACGACCAACGCTGATGTGGACGCGGAACCTTCCATGCGGAACCAGGCATGGTTCGTCACACTGTCGTCAGTGTCGTTTTGTGCCGTCGCCAGGCCCATCACCAGCGTCGTGACGGCATCGATGCCGCCAACAAGTGCCTTGATGGTGACAGACTGGATCTTGTCGATCGGGAACACCAGCACGTCATTCTGGTACGCCGTGACAATCTCCGCTTCACTGGTGCTGGCCAGTGTGAGCTTCAACCCGTCTTTGGTCGTCAGGTAGGTCGGCGTTCCGGAAGAACTGCTGTCTTTAACGGTCCAACCATTGTGTCCCGGTGTCGTGCTCAATGCTTGTGCTCGATCGAAGCGGTCACACCACTCCTGCACACCTCGTAAAACAGTCATCTCAACTCCTTTTCAGGATTCAAAAGTGTGAAAGTGGTCCTTACGCTCCGGCGTGTTTCTGCACACCGCGATGGTCGAGAGCCTTGGCGGCAAACGTTTGTAGGATGATGTATTCCTGCGAAAGTTTCTTCTGATCGGTAATCATGCGAGTCCGTGGCGTTTCCTGACCTTGCAGGAATGTCACTTCCACGGTTTCCACGCGGGTCGGTTCCGCAAACAGATACCAGGCAGTTGCACTGTTGGCGTCCAGCAACGGTTCCACCACGGGAATCAGATCGTTGTTGACATTGACCACCCCGGCATGCGTGCCGTTCGGATCGGCAATCGATCGCACCACCTGCAAGGCAGTGGTTCGCAACGCCGAAGGAACGACGATGTAACGTGGCATCAGTCCCAGAATATCTGGTCCTTCGTTGCCTTCCGGCGTGTTGCTGCCCCGCATTTGCATCATCAGATTAGTCAGCGTTTGAATCGTTGTCGCTGACGGTGCCCCGGCTCCTGTGGTCAGGTTGGTCCGCTTGCGTGCTCCTGTGGCGGTTGCAAACAACGCCACCGAGTCCCGCATGGTCGGATTGCCGGTGATCTGTGCCCATGCCGACGCATTGACGGTTCGAGCTGCGGCATCACCGAGCTTGAAGGGACTGCGAGAAATGACGCTCATATCGTCATTGACCAGCAACTTATAGTTGAAGGTCAACGCCAACGAACGGCATTCCACGGCGTAGGTCTCTTCCTCGTCGGCCATGCTGGCTTGGTCGGGATCTTTGCTGTCATTCCAGATCGGCAGATTCGGCACAGCCCCGAGTTGCATGCGGTGGATCTTCTTAAAGTCCGCCACCGACTCACCTTGACGCATGGGACCCCGCCAAGTTGCCGGATATTCACCGTATCCCAGCATCATGGACTTGTTAATGGCGTCACGCGTGATGTTCGGGAAGCTGCCCGTGGTGTGGTAGCCTGCTTCCATGCGGATGCCGACTTGCTCACCAAATCCCAGTGCAGCCATTGCGATTTCGTCACGGGAATGCCCCCGCACGTCCACGCCATCCATTCGCAGGCACTCTTGGGCGATGTCAAACAGGGACGCATGCCGGAATTGCGCCCAGTCTTTCGAGCGTTCCGCTTCCGGAAAAATGCGGTCAACAGTCGCTTTTCGGCGTTCGTTGCTGCCGTAGTCGCCCGTCGGATCGCAACTATTCACGCAACGCATCAACAGTGCCGTGCGGACGGCGGATTCGTGCTTGTCACGTTGTGCCGGACCGAAGGTAATTGTGGTTGAGTGTCCAACCTGCTGCTGTTGTGCGGCTCGCTGATCCACAATCGCCGATCGCACGGCGGCAAGATCGGCCATGCCGTAAAACCGCTGGCGTTGGCTGGCGTCAATGTCCAGCCCCGCCACTTCCAGCAAGCCATCGACTTCCGAGCGGAATTGCTGCT